CACCACCGCCTGTACCACCTGCACCACCTCCAGTGCTTGGTTTAACATTTGGAGTTTTTACGCCTGCGCCTTTAGCCATAGCACCCAACGCTCCTCCAATACCACCGCCACTAGCAGGTGCTCCTGCTGGGGCTTTAGTTGAAGCCGCCGCGTTTCCGCCTGTAAGTGCATTTGCACTTGCTTTCTTTAGTACTGCATCAATAGTTTTTTTACCTAATACACCATCAGGTAAATCTATTCCGCCTGCGTTTAACTTGTGTTGCTTCATGAATGCCGCTAAATCTTGTGCTGTCATGTTTTTATCGGTTTTGCCGTTGATACCTTGCCATCTAGCAAGATCTTTATAAATTTCGTTTGCTTTAGAACCCATTTCAGCACTTCCGCCTAATCTAGCACTTACACCACCAGTTGTAACTTTACTAGCCATTTTTTTAGCGAAATTGCCTATTGAACTTGTGGGTTTCTCATCAATACGACTATCTTCTAAAATTATTTCATGAATATTCATCTTAATTGTCCTTAAAGTAGTTACTTGTATTTAGTATATCTACTCCGTAGATATAAGTTTTCGCTTAACGCTCAAACTAAACACTTCGTTTTTTGTATGATAGAAGTAAATGGATATGAATTAAAGCAATATTACGAAGTAATATTGTAATTGCTTCATGTAGATTGTTTCAGTCAGACGGAACCTAATCGCTGGTTCCATCTAATCTTGACTTCATGTGAGTTCGCCACAGCCGAGACTTGGAAGTAGGTTATTTGTTTATACACTTAGTTCAATGGGCTCTGACCTTTCCCAACCTACGTCGACATCGCTTACGCTACCTCTCGCTTCGTTCCTATTGCTAAAGAGTTTTTATGAACTGTGTTGTGTTCTTCGATTGCTAACAGTCAATCTACGCTAATCCTGCCGCCCTACTACCGGACGCGGCTCAACGTGTACGAGTGCTCCTTTACGGATGCCTTTTACTCAGCGGTATTATAAACTGGCCCGCTAACCTTAGGTGTTAGATTGTTTTGCCTGGATATTTTGTTCTAGCAATGCCTTTTTGAGTTTGTCTGATCCGCCTACTCTAACATTAATGATACCATTATAGTAATCATCAGTTTCAAGTACACGCCTATCAAACTGTTCTCTTGCCTCTATGTAGGACATTTCGCCTCTACCTTTACATAGGTATAGTATTTCTCTTGTAAATTTGTCTGCGCCTAGTTGTGCAACATCTGCGTTTAGTCTATCACTGGATCCCCAGTAGTCTTTCCAATCGCTTTCTTTAGTTCCACGCCTTTTATTTTTTTTGCCTTTTAATGGTGGCTTAGTAGTTTTAAATTTTGCTAGTTTTTTGCCTATGTATTTTTGGCCTGTAGTGGTATTAGTAATAAGATAAACAAATCCTTCGTATTCGTCTGGTATTTCGTCTATCTTTTTTCCGCCATAAGTCCACTGCATGAACTTATATACCTATACCGTCTATTTGTCTGCCTCGATTTTGGTTTTGAACTTGTCGTTGATCTCATCCATACGTAATTTACTCAATTTACGTATTTCTCTGAGCCATTTTCGGCTTGCTCTGTGGGTCCTGTAAGAAACACGGTCTTCAAATGTTTCATTTGCTTTGAAATACTCCATATATGCTTTTGTTAATAGATCGTGTGTATCGTCAGTCATTAATCCACTATCTCTATGTCATTTTCATAAGAAGTAAATCCATTTTCTTTAACAACTTTCATTAAATGATTGACTCTTCCAATTAATTCATCTTTGTGCGAAATAAGGAATACATTTTTATGACGTTCTCTACCCATCTTCTTAAGTACAGCCAGCGAACCTTCAACACCTGCTGTATCCATACCACTATCAATCAACTCATCAATAAACAATAGATTGATATTCTGATATAAACTTTCCCAAACATCTCTAAATGCAAAACTCATACCAAGTATAAGTCTGTTACGCTCACCTCTTGACAAGTTATCAAAGTCTAAGTCTTGACCTAGTTGTGTAATTTCTACATTCAAGTCATTCATAAACACGACCTGATGTGGCAATCCTAGTTTATCTAAGTAATATGTAAGTCTGTTGTTTAAGTATGCTAAATTTTGATCAATAATCTTCTTTCGAATAAATGAATCTTTGTTTGTTAACAGTTTTAATAAAAACTCTTGATGGTCTTTGAAACTTGTTAAGTCATTAATTGCAGTCCAATCAACTTCTTGCATTGCTGTGCTATTCAATTCATCAATTTGTGTTTGGTAAGGATCAACTTCGTCCTTTTTATTTTCAAGGGCGGTCTTTAAACTATCAACGTTTTGTCTATGTTCGTATGCTTCTTTTGCTGTTTCATAGTACGTAGTTGGCTTGCCATTTATATCACCAATTTCTTGAAGACCTTTTGTAACATCATCTACTTTTTTAGAAATTTCTGATCGATAGTCAATTGCTTCATCTAATTCTTTTTCTTTACGTGCTTGTAATTCTACTTTTTTGTCTGCATGTAGTTCTTGTCCACAAGTATAACATGTTGCATCTTCAAGATTTGAAATGTCTTTAGTTGCTTTTTCAACAGAACTCTCAGCACGTACTAATGCAGGCTCTAGTGTGCTTAATTCTTTTTTAAGAGCCAAAATAGCATTGTTGTGTTCATTCCAGTTTTGTAATTTTTCATGTGCATCTAGTTCAGTATTAACGTCTAAATGTTCTAATTCGTCGATTGCACTAGTTAACTTATCTACGTCTTGTTGCTTTTTAGCAAGCCAAGCACGTTGCGTACCTTGCAAGTTTGTAATAGTATCTTCTATTTTACTATTTGAAGTTTGTATTGCTTCAATTTTTAAAGTTTCTTGTGTAATAGTTTCTTTAGTTTGTCTTACACCTTCTTTTAGTTTGTCTGCCTTTTCACTTAGGATAGTAATACCTAACAACTGCTCAATAATAGCACGTTGATCGTTTTGTCGCATACTTAAAAACGGTTCAGTATATGTGTTTAGTGCAACAACATGTTTGAACATATCATGGCTCATACCTAACAAGTCATTAATGTCTGCTTGTGTTTTACGACTATCGCCTTGCGACTCGTCTAGCATTTCTTGTTCTTGATTATTAATATAAAATTTAAGAACATTTGGAGAACGTCCTCTTTCAATCCTATAATCTATACCATCTTTCTCAAATTCAAGTGAAACTAACATTCCTTTGCTATTAGTTTTATTAATAAGGTTATTACGTTTGATATTTGTTAGTGCCACCCCATACAACGCATAACTTAATGCGTTGATGATGGTGGTCTTACCTGTTCCGTTACGCGATCCGTTATCATCGCCGCCTTGATCTAAGTTTTCACCTAGCACAAGTGTTAATTGTTCTTTGTTAAAGTCAACAGCCTGAGTCTGGTTGCCCACACTCATAAAGTTTTTTACGGTTAGGTCCTTAATACGTATCATAGTTCGTTATAGATGTCCAATAGCATTTTTTTATTGAAGTTATCTGAATCAATTGCTGTAATTTCTTTTGATACAATTTCATCGACACTTTCAAAGGTTGAAATATCTAAGTCGGTACTTATTTCCTCGACTTGCTTTTGCGGGATCAGTGTAATTTCTCTACACTTATATTGTGTAATATATGTTTCTTTTATAAATTGTGCTTCTTCATAACTAATCGGAACATCAATAGTAACACGCAAATACATATTACTTTTAATAATGTCTTGTTTAGGATCAAGAAGTTTACTAAGTGTAGTTGTTCTATACTTAGGACAGTCATCCCAGTTTAGATATTCAGGCTCTTTATTATTTTCTCTATCAAGTATCATCATTCCTCTTGCATCATCCCATGCATCTGCATAGTTGTGAGGAAATGCATTACCTAAGTAATGTACTTTGCCTTGTTTTTGTCTTTTATGGAAGTGACCACTGAACACATATTCTTGATGTTCAAAGTGTTCTGCTTTTAGTTCACCGTGGTCGGGCATTTGTACCATTGCATTCATATAGAATGACGGCAATTCAAAATGACCAAACATATATTTGGTTTTTATATCTTTAATTTTACGCCATTCATCACCAACCAGCCACGGAACAAGAGCAACATCTTCTTCAATGTGTATTTCATCAATAAATGTAATACCTGGAATGTATGTAGCAAACGCAGTCGAGTTTACATCACGTTTGTCTTTGTAATATAAATCGTGGTTACCATCAAAAAAGTAAAACTTTTCAAATGAACTACCTAGTTTTTCCATACAACGTATTGTTGCATCCATGGTTGTAAGGTTAAGACTGTTTCTATTATGATGCCAGTCGCCACAAAATATTCCTGTTTCGCATCCATTGGCTTTTGCTTGTGCAATATACCAATCTACGAAACGTTCACAATCATCGTTATGTACTTTACTATTGCCTTTTAGGCCAAGATGAATATCAGTAAAGACAGCCGCTTTCTTGAACACTTATAATCACTCCTTAATCTATATTATTATACTTTAAAAACCTAACGTTGTCAAGTGATTATTTTTTATTGTTAATTTCTTCTTGTCTTTTCTGTGATGCTTCCCATTCGCCTTGATGTTGACGAGTATAACTTGGATTCATATTGTTCATTTCTAAAATATCGTCTCTAATGTTCTGATTACGCTTTTCTAGGTTAATAACACGAACAAAACTGTTGGTTACAGCCGCAGTATAGTATGCAAACGGATTTTGTGACTTAGATTCGTCAAATTGTAGTCCTATTTGTGCTAATTGTAGTATTGCTTGACCACGCATTTCGTCATTATATGTATACCCACGCACATTTCCTCTTGTTGCATAGCGATCGCACAATTTCATCCACATCATAGCAAGTTTATTAGTTGCTTTACCATGAGATTTACTAAATCCACCATTTTCCATACCACCTTCCCAATGACTTTTGCCTACACATATTAATTCACCAGCATCGTTAAACTTATAATGTTGAAATGGCGGAAAATTAAGTTTTGTTTTTGTATCTGCTACTGTTTTTGGGTTCTTTTTACGTCCGGGTTCTTCTGGAATATGATCAAATGTCATAATTCTAAAAATTAGTTCTTCTTTTGTAATTTTTCTGTAATCTACTTCACATTCTGCTTGTTTTATTTTTTCACCAGCCGCTTTTCTTGTCTCAAATGCTAGTTGACTCTGTTTTTTTGCTTTATTTCGCTTTGCTTCAGCAATAGTGCGTATGTTTATTTTTTCTATATCAGGTAAAATTATGTCAAAATCGGCATAATCGTTGTCCATATAACTACAAAATGTACTTTTGGACTTGTGTATCTCTTTTAAGATATCTTTGTTGTTTAAGTAATTTACTTTTCTCATTAGGGCTCCAGTTTTTAAAGTATTACATATATTATAATATACGTAGTTAAAAAAGTCAACTAAATAATACTATAAAGTTTAACTGGAGTAAAAATGAGTATTAACCGCTTTCAACGTAACCCACACATTGATCATGTTTATGATGAATTTGGCACTATTCAAAGTAAGATCAAAGAAAAGACAAAACGAATCATTCCGCATCCTCATCATGCAGAAGACTTTGGATCTATGAATCGAATGAATGGACCTGCTGGTTCGTCATTTCCACCAGATGGTGTTCCTAAATCAAGGACAGCATCTGAAGCAAGAGTTGTTGATAAAGCCAGTGATAATGATTGGCGTGTAAGTATTTCTATTCCTCCAGTAATTAGAGATCTTGATTCCACGTTAATTAATCCTTTAATTGAGTCAGGCGAGCGAATGATTTTTCCGTTTACTCCGTCTGTAATATTTTCGCACAGTGCATCATATAGTTCAATGCAACCTGTACATACTAATTATCCTTTTTACAACTACCAAAACTCCGCTGTGGACGCTATAACAGTTTCAGGAGACTTTTTTATTGAAACAAATGACGATGCAGAATATTGGGTAGCGGCTGTTACATTTTTAAGAACACTTACTAAAATGTTTTATGGTGACAACGGATCTAATACTGGTAATCCACCACCAATTGTAAAATTTAATGGTTATGGGGAATATGTATTTAAAAATGTTCCTTGTGTTGTTACAAGTTTTAACGTTGACTTACCTCAAGATGTTGATTATATGAAAACAAACATCGCAGGTGCGGGTGCAGGTGAAACAGAAGGCGCTCCGGGCACATGGGTTCCAACACAAAGTTTAATGGCTGTAACATTACAACCAGTATACAGCAGAGCACATGTTGAACAATTTAGTTTAAATGATTTTGTAAACGGAAACTTAATTAGCACAAGAGGATTTGTATAATGTCAGCATCTTATAACAAAACTAGTCCTTGGTCAAATACTGACATTGTTGATAATAAGTATTTAGGAAATTTTCAAATACGTCCAGTTCCAGCAGAATCAGACGATTTTTTGTATACAATAGAAACACAATATACACATAGACCAGATTTACTTGCACATGATTTATATGGCAACAGTAAATTGTGGTGGGTGTTTGCACAAAGAAATATGGATACAATAAAAGACCCTGTATTTGATATGGTAGCAGGCGTAAAAATATTTTTACCAAAAGGTCCTACACTTAGAAGCGTACTAGGAGTATAAATTGAATTTTAAATCACTTGTCAATAAAGTGTCTAACAAGTTTGATCAAATAAGTTCTGCTGTTCCAGAAATTGCAGGCGAAATACAAGGTCAAATTGCTAATACCATGAATCAATTTAAGGTAGAAGGATTAGATAACGCTTTAGGAAAAATTGAAGGTTTTACAAATTCTGCAAAAGACGGAAGTTTGTTTGCGTCAATGCATCCAAAAGCATTTAAAAGTAATTTAGATGCAAAGCCAGGCCCAATAGGATTCACAACAAAAGCAGGACACTTAGTACCAGGAGAGTCACAACCTCCGTGGCCTAATGAACTAGAAAATTTTGCAAGTATGAATTGTATTATAACACTTGCGGCTTTAAGTCATAAAGAAATTAGTGATCCTGATAATACATATCGTAAAACTGGATTGAATAATATTGTTTGCCAAAGCGGCGGTGGTGCAGGAACAAAAAAGCAAAAAACGCAAGTAGAAATTGCATTAGGTAATAATGTAGAATTTTTTATTGACAATTTAGATATTGGAGCAAACATAACTCCAAGTTTATCCTATGGAACAAATAGTAATGCAACAAAAATTACATTTGATGTACTAGAACCTTACAGTATGGGATTATTTTATCAGGCATTAAGTGTTGCCGCGGCAAAAGCCGGATTCCAAGACTATACAACTGCATGTTTTTGTTTACAACTTGATTTTAAAGGTTGGACAGTCGACGGAACACAAGTTGACGTACCATATGCAAGAAGACTTATTCCTATTTCACTTACAACTTCACAGTTTTCAGTAAATGAAGGCGGATCAACATATCAAGTTGAAGCGATTGCATGGAATGAACGTGCATTGCGTGATAGTGTGCAACAAATTAAAACAGATGTAGCAATTACAGGACGGACTGTAAGAGAAATTTTACAAACAGGCGGAAAAAGTGTAACAAGCATTATGAATAATAGATTATTAGAAATGCAACAAGCAGACCAAGTAAATGTTGCAGATCAGTTTGTAATTATTTTTCCAAAAGAAGGTGCATCTACATTTAGTCCTACAGCAAATGCAGAAACAAATAATTCTGCTACAGTAAATCCAATGGGCTACGGACCAGATGAAGGATTTATTGATGAAACTCAAGAGCATATAACTAGTCCAAAAATTTTAGAAGCATATTGGAAGAGTATAGGTGGAAGTGAAGAACCTGTACCTGAAAATTTTGACGAGTATCTTGCAACAATGTCTGGTAATGTTAAAAATGCAGGACGTTTAGATGACATGATGAAAAAATATGCGGCAAGTTCTTTTAGTCAAAACGAAATTGGCGCTTCAAAAATGCTTGACAGTCCTTTTGAAGGCGGCGCACAGCCAATGCCTGAACCAAAGAACGTAGTTGGTCCAGGAGGAATAGATGCACTAGTTGCTAAAAAACAAGCGGTTACAGCAGAAAATGAACAAATTGCAAAAGACAACGAAGAATTAAAAAAGAAAAATGAAGCCTTCCAAGCAAAGTATCCTATATTTGCTCGTGCAGGATCAAATATGAAATTAAACGGAGAAATTAGAACATATAAATTTAGTGCAGGTACAAGACTGCAAGAAATAATTGAAGAAGTTTTAATTACAAGCATGTATGGGCGCGAACTTGCTGAACAGTTGAAAGATGTTAAAGATCCATTTGGATATATTAAATGGTATAGAGTAGAAACTGATGTTTATACAGTACCTACTAATAGTGAAATAGCAAAAACAGGAAAAGTACCATCGGTATACACTTATAGAATTGTTCCTTATTATGTTCATCACAGTGTTTTTTCAGCACCCACTGCCGCGAGTAAAGGAGTTCCAGAACTTAAAGCACAAGCGGCAAAAGAGTACAATTATATCTATACAGGAAAAAATAAAGATATACTAGAATTTGAAATTGCATATAATAAAAGTTTCATTTATCCAATAACAGCAGACAGAGGATCATCAACTGCGGCCCAAACTACAGGAGCGGCAGGTACACAGACTACAGGAACACCAGAACCCAACTATAAAACTAATGCTGGTGAAAACGGATTAGGAGCAGGAGAAGGCGCGGCTAAACAATCAGAAATAGTAAACACTAATTCAGGTAATGCGGGCGGATCAGGTTTTGATAATTCTGAAATTGGTATTGCTAGAATGTTTAATGATAGACTTATGAATTCTTTAGTTGATATGGTAAAGGTTAACATGACTATTATGGGAGATCCATTTTATCTTTCAGACAACGGTGTTGGAAATTATCATGCTAAAGAAACATCATATATTAATATGACTCAAGACGGACATGCAAATTATGCTAACGGTGAATTGCATATTAATGTTTTATTTAGAACTCCGATTGATTTTGATCCTGATAAAGGAAAATATATATTTCCAGAAGAATTAATTATTGTAGATACTTTTAGCGGATTATATCGAGTTAATCAAGTTAATCATTTAATTAACAATAATATGTATACTACAGTTTTACAAATGACAAGAGTGAGAGCGCAAACAAAACAAGCCCAAACACAAAATCTTGGAGCGTTTATTGAAACTACAAAAGCCAGCGAGTCAATGAATGAGAAAGCAGTTGACTATGCTAAGAGAGTATCAGATGCGGCAATTACAACTGGTGCTACTGAAAATTTAGCGGCATATAAAAAAGAAATTGAGTTACTATTACCTGGATACGAAGGATTAAATGAACTTGTCTCAACGCAAGCACAGTCATTAGGATTACCAGCACTAGATGCATTTGGCAGAATAGGTACTTCACTAAAATTAATACAAGAACAAATTGGTGTTGCCGACCTAGGAAAAATTGGAGCAGAATTTAACAATTTAAAAAATGCCGCCACATCCTTTGCCAGTAATACACTAAGTCAGGTAAATTTAAATGGGAGCGATGTTTTAGGAAAGTTTGGAACAACATTGACAGACACAGTAGGTAACGTTCCTGGTTTACAAAAACTTGCTAATACAGCACCTACAGTTGCAATGCAAATACCAAATAATCTTGAAGCAGTAGCAACAGCAAATGCAAATAAGTTAGCACAACTTAATACAAATTTAAAAAATATAGGACCAACATAATATGGCATATGAAGACATTCGTAGATCCAAACCTAAAAGCACTAGCCAAACTGGTCCGTTTGAAGCAGTTATTGTAAACAATTTAGATACCAAATATATGGGTACATTGCAAGTTGAACTATTAAAGTCAACAGGCTCTGGTAACCAACCTGAACGCTCAGGACAAGTATTTGAAGCAAGTTATCTTAGTCCATTTTATGGTGTCACACCTGTAGGTGGAAATAGTAAAAATGAAGGATATAGAAACAGTCAGCAAAGTTATGGCTTTTGGGCTGTGCCACCAGACGTAGGTACAAGAGTGCTTGTAATTTTTGTTGAAGGTAATACTAGTAAGTGTTACTGGATTGGTTGTGTACAAGACGAATTTATGAACTTTATGACTCCGGGATATGCATCAACTGCATTACTAAAAGATTTTAACAAAAAAGCACCAGCAGTAGAATATAATAAACTTACAACTACAGATCCAACAACAGAACCGACTACACACAGAAAACCTACGCATTTAGATTTACTTAAAAATTATATTGTTGCAGGATTAAGCGATGACGAAACAAGAGGTCTTACAAGTTCTAGTGCAAGACGCGAGTTGCCTAGTGCAGTTTTTGGTTGGAGTACACCAGGACCATTAGATAAAAGAGAAGGTGCTCCAAAAGCAGACATAGGATTTACAGGAAACAAATTAAATTATCCAAAGAGTAGATTAGGTGGTTCAAGTTTTGTTATGGACGACGGTGATGACAAATTTTTAAGAAAAGGTCATCCTAAAGATACAGCAATGGAATATGCAAACATTGAAGCACAAGAAGAAGGCGGAGATGTTACTAGACCCCACAATGAATTATTTCGTATGCGTACGAGAACAGGTCATCAAATATTAATGCACAATTCAGAAGATTTAATTTACATTGCAAATTCTAGGGGAACTGCTTGGATTGAAATGACTAGTAATGGTAAAATTGATATCTATGGTACAGATAGTATAAGTGTTCACTCTCAACAAGATTTAAACTTTACAGCAGATAGAGATATTAATTTAACTGCGGGTCAAGATATTAATGCAGTTGCTAACAAAATTAGAACAAGTTCACATGATAGTACTAGTATGATTACAGGTACACAATTTAGTTTAAACAGTGGTAAAGACATTAATATTAATACTAACGAAGATTTAATTTTATATGCAAATCAGAACGGCATGATGGTTGCTGTAGAAAAACAAAATATTTCGTCAGGCGATCAACTGTCATTAGGTAGTACAACAGGTATTGGTATTGAAGGACACAATGAAGTTAAAATTACTACAGACGGTGATTACCACATGAAAGCGTTAGGAAGTAGTTATACAAATACTGGTGCAGAAATACATCAAACAAGTAAATTAAAAACAACAATTAAATCAGGCAACACACTAGATATTAAAAGTGTTGCTAATCTTAAAATTAGAACAGATAACCAACTTTCAACACATGCTGGAACAAACATGTTAATGTACTCAGATGGTAACGATATTGATATCCAACAAATTGTACCGTTAGTGCCAGACGATCCAAGAGCGGCAGTTATACCTCCAGCACCTTTTATTGTAGATCCTACACCACCAGAAATTGCACTTAAAGCAAGTCGTGTTCCACAACACGAACCGTGGTTTGAGCATGAACATTATGATCCATTAAAATACACACCAGACTTAACTAGAGCAGGAGTTGATCCTCCAGAAACATATCCACCTAGTACTCCTGATACGTTTAATAGAACACCGGGTGGTTATGTAACAGGTAGTGGTAATCAGCCTAATGCATATAATACAAGCGGTGCTCCAGAAGGTAGTGCAAGATTTGATCCTATAGCGGCGGCTACTATTCAACCAGATCCTGAGCCAGTAAAAGTTAGCAAACAAGAAATATCAAGATTATTTGCAAAAGCACTATTTGCTGAAGGATTTACAGAAGAACAAGTTTATTCTGCTATTGCAACAGCAGAAACAGAATCCGGATTAAAATTAACAACTGAAAGAAGTTACAGCGGTACTAGCAATGAGCGCATACGTTCAATCTTTAGTAATGCAAGAACAGTAAGTGATGGAGAACTTACTGAAATTAAAAAAGATAAAGCAACGTTCTTTGAACTTGTTTACGGTTACACAAGTAAAATTGGACCAGGCATGGGTAACACAAGAGCAGGTGACGGAGGTAAGTATATTGGTCGCGGATTAATCCAGTTGACAGGTAAAGCAAACTATCAACGATATGGTAAAGCGGCAGGACTAATAAAAGAAGAATTAGTTGATGAAGCAATAAATCCATTTGGTGTAGAAATTGTAGATGATCCTACTATTTTAATTACTGATGTTGCTAAATCAGTTGCTGTTACAGCGGCATATTTAAAAGAACGTTATAAAGATTTTGGTAGAGGAACTCTTGGTAATTTTAGATACGCTATTGCAGGAACTGAAAGAGGATATGAATTAGGATATCCTAAAGACCAAGGTTATTTACAAGCAAAACTTTTAACAAACGGAAAGTATGATCCAGACTGGATTAGAGATCCAAACAAAAGAAACATTGTAGCAGGTATTGATCAAAATGATCCAAGGAATTCAGGAGTAGTATAATGGGACAGATAATTATTCCACTTACACCTACAGTTAATCCAGCAGAAATTGCAGACAATACAGATTGGAATGAAACAATTGAGTCAAATAGATTTCCAGATGGACAGTTTGATTTAGAAGGTGACTATCCAAGATCAGGTCCAGGACAACAAGCAGGTAACGGAGGATATGTAAATACATCTAATTTGCCTCCATTAGATCCAAATATTACTCCAGGACCACTACCAGAAGGCCCGGGTTGGGAAAAACTAGATGCAGTTTTGACAAATGTACTAACGCAGGATTGGCGAGAACGAGGTAGGGAAGGTAATCCAAGAATATTAGAGTGTTATAAAGTGTGTGGCAACAGTTATACAAGAGATAGTAGTTCTATGGCATACGCTTGGTGTGCGGCTTTTGTAAGTTGGTCATTATATACAGCAGGCATTCCTACGCTTCAAACAATGAGCAGTCAAGGTTGGTATAATTGGGGAAGTGAAGTTGACTGGAGAGATACAGCAAATATAAGGAAATGGGACGTTATAATTTTTAAATCAAAAAAACGTTCAGGAGGCCATATTGGTTTTGTACAAGAAATTACATCAAATGGAGTTATTAAAGTATTAGGCGGAAACCAAGGTAATAATGCTAAAGTTTCTAATTATAAATTTAACAGCAATAGTCAATATGTAAAAAGTATAAAAAGAAATTGGAGTTTACCGTCAAACGCAGATATTGCTATCGATGGTACAGCACCAGCAACAGCAGGAACGGATTCAACAACATAATGCCATTAATAGCAAGAGAAACAGATACAGTAGATACAGGTCACGGTTGTACAAGCACAACTACACTAGATGCACCAGGACAAACATTTGTAAAAGTCCAAGGTAAGTTTGTTGCTAGATTAGGTGATCCAACAGTATCACATACTCATAATCCACCATTATGTCCTAGCCATGTAGAATTTATAAACGGATCAAGTGCAGTAGTAAAAGTTTGTGGCATTTTAGTAGGTAGAGTTAACGATGGATGTGATGCAGGCAAAATAACCAGTGGCGCATCCTTTGTAAACGTAGGGGCATAAATATCAATATGAGTACTTTAGAAAAAAATCTATATGATAGAATTGCAATTAAACCAACGCAAGAGCAAAAGCCTGTTGTAACAAGCAGGGCTTATAGAGGTTTATCTACAGTTAATCCTGAGAATACAAGTAGCACGTTATATGATCTTGCTTTAATTAAACAAGATTTACTTAATCATTTTCATATACGCCAAGGAGAAAAACTGCATAATCCAGCATTTGGAACTATTATTTGGGACGCATTGTTTGAACCATTTACTGATGATTTGAAAGAAGCAATAGCCGCAAATGTTACAACTATTTGTAACTATGATCCACGTGTACAAGCAGAAAATATTAGAGTAACAAGTTATGAAAGTGGCATTCAAATTGAAATGGAACTTACATACTTGCCGTATAATATCTCAGAAAAACTTAGATTGGACTTTGATGAAGATGCGGGTCTTACAGCATAAATTATATACGCACTTTTCTTAAACAAATAAATACATATGAACAAATAAGGAATGTGATATGTCATCCACAGACAGACAAAATAGACTGCTAGTTGCAGAAGATTGGAAGCGTATATACCAATCTTATCGTAATGCTGATTTCCAAAGTTACGATTTTGATAATTTACGTAGAACTATGATCAACTACCTAAGGACTAATTATCCTGAGGATTTTAATGATTATATTGAATCTAGTGAATACCTAGCACTAATAGATCTTATTGCATTTTTAGGTCAAAATATTTCATTCCGTATAGACCTTAATGCACGTGAAAACTTTCTTGAATTAGCAGAACGTAGAGAAAGCGTATTACGTTTAGCACGTTTACTTTCTTATAACCCAAAGCGTAATCAAGCCGCTGAGGGATTACTAAAAATTACATCAATATCTACATCACAAGATGTTGTTGATTCTAACAGTTTTAATTTATCAGGACAACAAATTACTTGGAACGATCCTAGCAACTCTAATTGGTATGAACAATTTATTAAAGTAATGAATGCCGCTTTACCGGCAAATGGAGTTTTTGGTAAGCCTACTAAAAAAGCAACAGTA